TTAGGCTACCAGAGCATTTGATCTTTGAGCTTGAACGTAATCACTCCACCATTGCATCAAACTCTGTCGCTCTATCAGATATTCTGCACGATTGTATGCTGCGATAATTTCATCTTTTTTCGAGTGGGCAAGCGCTGCCTCAAGAACTTCAGCTCTGAATTTACCAGACTCCTCTGCCGCTGTTCGCGCAATAGAACGCATACCGTGAGCTACAAGCTCGCCTCCGAACCCCATTCGGATGATAGCTGCGTTGGCTGTTTGTTCATGCATATGATTAAGAGGCGCTTTAATGCTGGGGAAAACCCATTCTCTATGCCCACTTATTGATTTCATTAATTCAAGGATGCGCAAAGCTTCTTTACTCAAAGGAACTTTGTGAGGCTTTTTCATTTTCATGAAATCAGCAGGAATGTTCCAAATGCTGTTGGTTGTATCAATATCAGACCATCTTGCGCGAACGGCTTCACCCGGACGAACCCATGTCAACAATTGCCATTCAATTAGCATACGTGTTTCCAACCGGATTGACGCATTCGTCAAAGATTCCATAAACCTTGGCAATTCGCTTGGGGGAAGGGCAGGCATATTTTGCTTTTTTGGTTTACTGAATCTTTGACCAAGGTTGTCAGCCGGGTTGAACTCAATAAGTTCTTCAGTAGCTGCCCACCTGAAGATTTCATTCAGACGTGAAATGATACGGCGTAGAGTTTCCAATACGCCTCGTTGCTTAATAGGATCAAGGTGTTGTTTTAAGAGCTTAGGCCGGATCTCATTGATAGGGACATTACCCAGACCAGGAAAGACATTTCTCTCTAAGCTGCGCCAGATGTCTGCTGCATGGTCTTGTGAGATACCTGATGTCTTTACCTTCTCATCTAACCATTTCCGCGCTACGGCTTGGAGAGTGTGCTCAGTAGCACTCTTTAATGCCTTCGCCTTATCGTTGTTATGGATTTGTGGATCAACACCATTTGCCAGAAAGGAAAGATATTCATCACGTAAGGCTCTGGCTCTTGCCAGTGTAAGGTGAGGATAGGTCCCAAGGCTCATTTTGGTTCTTTTTTTACTCACTGGCACTGCATACCTGAAATACCAATTCTTCTTTCCTCCTTTCGAGAGGGGAGCGATTCGTAGTATCAAACCATCTCCGTCAAACAAGTTGATTTCTTTGTCGGCTGGCTTGGTGCTTTTGATTTCAGTGTCAGTGAGCTTCTTAGCGATTTTTGCCATTTTGGGACCCTCGGTTTTTGGACCCTTCTTAGTGGGTCCCATTCAGGGTGCCATAACTCGTAGTTCTCAGCAATTCTCACTGGACGACAATAGACGTAAAAAAGCCCGCAGAGCTTGTGCTGTGCGGGCTTAGTAGACTTCATTGTACTTCAAACAACTAAAAAGTGGTGGAGCTGGCGGGAGTTGAACCCGTGTCCGAAAATAGCATAACTCATTGAATATATTTAGTTATTAAGTTTTGATACTGGCTAAGTGCATTTTACGTGCATATTGATATCCCTCTTGTGTCATTACTGAGTCTCTGTTTCGGAGGCAAGATGTAACTCTGGCGCTGGTTCTTCCTCAAGGATGGGGATGCCCTTCACCATTTTCTCAACAATTTCGTTTGACGGATAAGGGATACCAAGTTCAACAGTATTTGGGTTTGATCGGTGAGTTTCTACAAATGATGAACCATTCCATTTTTTAGAAAGATAAATAATTCCTTCAAATGCTGCTGGATCTTGCTTTTGCGACTCTAAGATCATGTGAAACCCTCGCCTCTCGATGCCTCTTAGGAAGCTTGAGAAACATTCTTTTAGTAACCCGTCATCTAAATCTTTGAATTTGATCCCTTGGGCAAGAAACTCAAAGTAGTTAAGAATATATAGAAGCCCATTAATTGCGTCGCGATATTCTTCCGGTACTTTCATATTCTTATATTCGTCTTTATCAGGGTTGCATCGCCATTCTGAAAGTTCTTGTGGTACATAGCGCATACCTCGATAGAAAGCGGTGCTGTTTCTTAATTGTTTCTGGTATTCCGGGCTGGTTCGCGTGTTAATGATCATGTTCAGGGTATGTGATCTGCGAGTATTGGCTGCAGAAGTAATGCACTGTATCCACCATCCCATACCAACTAACATCCCTGTAACCATTATTGACAATGAGGTTTGATATGTGGGGGTGTACCTTAATATTGCGTATCCGATCAGCACGATCACATAACAAATTGTGCTGAACATCGGTAAAAATTCTGCTGTATCGGGGTAGCGTTTTTTGATAAAGCAGAAGATAGAAGAAATGGCAGCACCTGAACCTGAAGCTACGACAAGCCAGTCGATGATAGCTATATCGAAAGGAAGTGTGTCTGGATAAATGTAAGTGAACAATGCCCTAAATAAGAGCATAAGGGTGAAAACTGTTGCGCTGATGTTGACAATAATCCTTGCCATCTCTTTGTTTCCTATAACAAAAGACCTCCATGAGGAGGTCTTGTTGTGCTAATGGAGAGCGTTTTTTTAAATAGTAAAGATCAGAAGTTAACCTTCACCAAAACCTACTGCTAGGGTTTTTTTCATAGTGGACTCCAGTTATTGCGTTTCGCCGCTGATACGCTAAGTGATTGAAAATCAAAAAACAACAAAATCTTGTATTTGTGGAGCAAAGGATAACAGCTTGTACTACCACTCTTCAAGTACTATCACAGTCCATACACTGTCTTGTTAAAAAAATATTTTTCTTTAAAATCATAATATTAAGATAAGTCAAGTGAAATGTTTTTGTATTGTTTCTTGCTAATGTGTAACATCATGATTTTTAATGTTTTATTTGGTGGTTTGCACTGTTTTTTTACCTATTGATTACATAGATGATAGCTTATTTTTTTAATCAAGGTGGTCTTCAGTTTTGCTATGTTTGTGATTGGAAACGCGCGCATAGGGCGATCACGTAAAATGTTGTGCATGGTTATCAAGTGACGTTTTGCCATCATAGGCCGAAAGGTAGCGACCATAATGTCGGAACAGCATTTCCGGTCCTTTGTGGCCCATCTGGCCAGCAAGCCAGAATAGATTTACACCTTGGCTGATGTGCCGCGTGGCGAACGTGTGTCGCGTCTGGTAGGGGTTACGGTAACGGACACCGGCTTTTTTAAGGGTGGGAACCCATGCTTTTTTGCGGATTGCATCAGCGTTCGCCCAAGGCTCTTTCGTTTTGGGGTCACTGAATATGAACTCGCTTTTCATGAATGTGAATTGCTTTTGTGCTTGCAGAGCCGCCAGAGCCTCACTGTTTAATTTCACTTTACGGGTGCCTGCTTTTGTTTTGGTGCCTTTCAATATGCCTACGACACTGGCTGCCTGTATGTGCGCTGTATTACCTATAAAGTCGATATCGGTCCAACGTAATGCGCATAGCTCAGAGCTGCGTAGCCCTGTATTGAAGGCGAAGCGGAACAGATTCTGCCATTCCTGATACTTGCAGTGCTGATATATGGCACTGGTTTCCGCAGGCGCAAACGGATCAACTTCGTAATCGTCGGCGTTCGGTTTACTGTCGACCACGTGATACCGGCTGGCGCTGACAAGAGTTACCGGGTTAATAGTCAACAGGCCATCAGTTACAGCCTCATCAATGGCGCTGCGCAGAAATGACAGGTTATTCCTGATTGTTTTCAGCTTAGTTTTTCGGCTGGCTATCCAATTTTTTAGTACCGCAGGCGTCAATTCTGTTACATGTAGTTTATGTAGCTCTGATAGTGCTGATATACATTTTTCGTAACCGCCAATGGTTGACGGCGACAGATTGCGGTTCATGCAAATTTTCAGGTATTCATCAAGATAGGACTTAATATTTTTGGTTTTCTTTACTATACCGAATAACTCCAGTTTTTTGGAACTGGGGAAATATTTCGCATATTCAAACGTTCCGCTGGCGATCTGATTTTGTATCTCCCCTAGCAGGCGCTCAGCATATTTAATACCACGTGTATTTGCCTCAAGCCGAGACAGGGGCTCCCTGCAAAGACCCCCTTTATATGTGAAAGTGATAACTAGTGTTGAAGCAGTTTTATGCTTACGAATAGTTACTCCTCTTGGCAGAGATAATAATCCTTGTTCTTTCTTGCCCATTTTGAAACCTCTATTAAGTCGACCCAGCGTTCTTTAACTCCATCGACTTTTAATACATGAACCCCTTCTTTCCATATTCCTCTTTGTATCCGTTTGTTAACGGCATCAACCGTTTCTCCCGCGTCGCGGCAGTAGGTTGATATAGGCACGCAATCCAGCCCCATACATCACCTCACACAACACTCAGCCCACGGCAGTGGCACCACACGTCAAACATTCGCTTCACAACTTCACGACAGTAGAAACCGTCACCATCTCGCGTCAGGTCATAGTGATTGCCGTAACGCTGGTGGACCCATCGTTCAAATGCTTTATTCATTCTTTACTTCCTTTTCATGGCTCGTAATTTTTTCAGATGAGCTTCCTGCTCTGTTTCTGCCAGAATTTGTCGGTATTCCTGGTGATCAATCCGTTCAAACAGTTCATTAAAATCGTTTATTTTTACCGACTGTGTTCGCCCATCCATTCTTCTGTACAACACAGTGTTGTTTATGCAGCGAAGAATTTTTATCGGATAGCCGGCGCTATCGGTGTATATCTGACCACGTTGAATCAGAGCGAACATTCCTTTATCCCCAGCGGAAAAGCGAATACAGAATAAATGCCACCGCTATTGCAACTCCTACAGCGGTGAATGCTTCAGGCCAATTCATCACTTCACCTCCTGCGGCGGTTCCGGTAGCGGCATCCAGTGGGTTACCTCTTTGAGATACAGGTCTTCGCCATCACCGTCATCCCAAGTGGGATTGCCATCATTAAACCAGTCGCCATATACGCCGACCTGAGTGTTGGGGATGTTTGGCGGGTAGTTGTTTTTAAAGTCAGCCGCTAACACATAGCATTGTCGCTCTCCCATTTCTGGCATTTGCTCACTACAGCTTATCCAACCATCCGGAGTTACCGGAACTGGCGGCGCGGCATATAGTGGTTTAGGTGATACCTCCGCACGTTTTGCGTATGCTTCAACTGTGTCAGGATTAAACAGGATTATGTTTTCGCCGCATTCCCACGCTATTGGTTTTGCTTCCAGTGATGCCAGCGCAATTCTTGCCAGTTCTTCCGCTTCTTCTGCCGGCAGTACAACGTTGCTACCCGGTCCGTATGTTTCGCGCCACTGCTTGATTGTCAGCAGTCGCTCTCTGGTAATAGTGATCATAATTGGTCATTCTCTGCTTTAGCTGTGCGTTTGGCTTTTTCGCGTTTATGGCTCTCATAAAACCATCGGTGCAGCTCCGTTAGCTCTTTATCAATAGGCTCATATTCACGGTCAAAATATGCCTGAGCATTTTTTTCATCTTCGCCAGGTAATTCGCCTGGTCCAAACAAAATGTTATAAATCCACATCAGTGCATTTTCTGCATTACCGGTTTCTCTCCATTCGATAATCGCAGCCTGCATGACCAGAATGTTTTTGCCAAAAAATAGATCGAGTTCTTTAAATCGCTTCCGAATATATTCGTTTTCGTCTGCAAGAGCTGTCGTGCGTTTTTCTGAGGCTTCAAGTAACGCCTGCTTATCGCGTAGCGCTTCTTCCAGTTCAGCAACATGGCATTCACTATCAATAAGGTTGTTCTCTGTGGCTTCCTGTTCTGATTTGCGCATCAAAACAACGTGCTTTAATGCGTCCTGGGCTTTCTGAAATTTCAGCGCATATTCAGTGGCGATTTTTTCCAGTTCAGCAATATGCTTACTCCCATCCGAGATAACACCTTCGTAATACTCACGCTGCTCGTTGAGTTTTGATTTTGCTGTTTCAAGCTCAACACGCAGTTTCCCTACTGTTAGCGCAATATCCTCGTTCTCCTGGTCGCGGCGTTTGATGTATTGCTGGTTTCTTTCCCGTTCATCCAGCAGTGCCAGCACAATCGATGGTGTTACCATCTCATGGAAAAGGTCCACATCAAATCCCCAGTCGTCATGCATTGCCTGCGCTGCCGCTTCACGCAGTTCCTGATAGTTAATTTCGCTCACTTCGAACCTCTCTGTTTACTGATAAGCTCCAGATCCTCCTGGCAACTTGCACAAGTCCGACAACCCTGAACGGCCAGGCGTCTTCGCTCATCTATGGGATCGCCACACTCACAACAATGAGTGGCAGATATAGCCTGGTGGTTCAGGCGGCGCATTTTTATTGCTGTGTTGCGCTGTAATTCTTCAATTTCTGATGCTGAATCAATGAGGTCTGCCATCTTTCATTAATCCCTGAATTGTTGGTTAATACGCTTGAGGGTGAATGCGAATAATAAAAAAGGAGCCTGTAGCTCCCTGATGATTTTGCTTTTCATGTTCACCGTTCCTTAAAGACGCCGTTTAACATACCGATTGCCAGACTTAAGTGAGTCGGTGTGAATCCCATCAGCGTTACCGTTTCGCGGTGCTTCTTCAGTACGCTACGGCAAATGTCATCGACGTTTTTATCCGGAAACTGCTGTCTGGCTTTTTTGATTTCAGAGTTAGCCAGACGGGCAATGCTGCGAAGGGCGTTTTCTTGCTGAGGTGTCATTGAACAAGTCCCATGTCGGCAAGCATAAGCACACAGAATATGAAGCCCGCTGCCAGAAGAATGCATTCAGTGGTTGTCATACCTGGTCTCTCTCATCTGCTTCTGCTTTCGTCACCATCATTTCCAGCTTTTGTGAAAGGGATGTGGCTAACGTATGAAATTCTTCGTCTGTTTCTGCTGGTATTGGCACAAACCTGACTCCAATTTGAGCGAGGCTATGTGCCATCTCGATACTCGTTCTTAACTCAACAGGAGATGCTTTGTGCATACAGCCCCCCGTTTATTATTTATCTCCTCAGCCAGCCGCTGTGCTTTCAGTGGATTTCTGATAACAGAAAGGCCGGGAAATACCCAGCCTCGCTTTGTAACGGAGTAGACGAAAGTGATCGTGCCTACCCGGATATTATCGTGAGGATGCTTCATTGCCATTGCTCCCCAAATACAAAACCAATTTCAGCCAGTGCCTCGTCCATTTTTTCGATGAACTCCGGCACCATCTCGTCAAAACTCGCCATGTACTTTTCATCCCGCTCAACCACGACATAATGCAGGCCTTCACGCTTCATACGCGGGTCATAGTTGGCAAAGTACCAGGCATCTTTTCGCGTCACCCACATGTTGTACTGCACCTGGGCCATGTAAGCCGACTTTATGGCCTCGAAACCACCGAGCCGGAACTTCATGAAATCCCGGGAGGTAAACGGGCATTTCAGCTCAAGGCCATTGCCGTCACTGCATAAACCATCGGGAGAGCAGGCGGTGCGCATACTTTCGTCGCGATAGATGATCGGGGATTCAGTAACATTCACGCCGGAAGTGAATTCAAACAGGGTTCTGGCGTCGTTCTCGTACTGTTTTCCCCAGGCCAGCGCCTTAGCATTAACTTCCGGAGCCACACCGGTGCAAACCTCAGCAAGCAGGGTGTGGAAGTAGGACATTTTCATGTCAGGCCATTTCTTTCCGGATCGGGGTTTTGCTATCACGTTGTGAACTTCTGAAGCTGTAATGACGCCGAGCCGTAATTTGTGCCACGCATCATCCCCCTGTTCGACAGCTCTCACGTCGATCCCGGTACGCTGCAGGATAATGTCCGGTGTCATGCAGCCACCTTCTGTTCAGAGGCTTTCTGTTTCAGGAATCCAAGAGCTTTCACTGCTTCGGCCTGTGTCAGTTCTGACGATGCGCG